CTAGCTACATATTCTAAAAAAAATGTATTAGCCGGGGCATCTTCCATGCTAAACGTAGTTAACCCATGCAATGCGCCTTTCGACCCTTGCCCATCGGTTGTTCCTGATATATCGTATGAGTCACAACCAAAAGCGCCAACGTGTTCATTACCCGGATATTTAATTCCATTTTTAATTATTTGCTTATTTTGCAAACCAATTTTAGGCACCCAGGAAACTTTAAATCTTCCGTTTGGATTTGGCGAAAACATTACTTTAGTATCTTTTATACCGTGTTCCCAGTTAAAGCTGCCAGTCGTAATAACTCCCGTGCTTTTCAAATCCTCATTATAGTCTATTTGTTCGTATATTTTAACTAAGTTAAATATACTATTTTTAGTTTCATCTCTAAACGCGTGTTCTTCTGTACGCGGAAACTGTCTATAAAACTCGTTTAAAGCGTCCTGATCGTCCTTTAACCCTTCTACCTCATTATCCCAGTGTTGAATAACGCCAACTTCGATAGGGTCTCCGTATGGTCCAAAACAATCTTCTGATGGGGTTTCGAATACAGGCATTCCATAAGAATCAATGAATCCTTCGTAGTTCCATTCCATAGGTATGAACAAAGAATATAATCCTGACTTAGTCTGTCCATTGCGGTTTCGTTTTGTAACATCTGAATCATTATATAGCTTTTTAAAGTTTTCACCACCTTTGTCTAAGGCATTTGATGTTGAACCCATCATACACTTTCCAATAACTCTACTACCCAATCTTAATGTAGTTTTTGTTACACGCCAGTTGTTCAATATATTATCTGGCTTTTCCCATTTACCACTTTCGTCGTGAACTAACAGTTTTAATTTTTCACCATCATAACTGTTATCACCTGTATTTTTCCAGTCAATAGTTGTATCTAATCCTTCTAACAACTCTTGATCTTGTTTATTCTGTATTGACTTTCTTGTAAGTCTTGATGCCGGTATTCTATATGCCAGCTCTGTTTTTGGCCGGTCCATACCGTCTTGTATAGGCTTAAAGAAAAAAGGATAGTTAACTGATATAGGTACTACCTTGTCGGTAAACATTTTTTTAGCGTCAGCACCGGACTTTGATAATATGCCGAATCGTGCATCACTTGATATTGTTGCCATGTTAACGGTCTCACCGCTTGCCATGAATGAAAATCCTGACCGTCTATTTTTGAGGTAACACATACCATAGCATCTTTGGTCTGCTTTGCAAGCTTCCCAAAAGATGAAGAATAGTCTGTTGGCTTCCCTAAATTCTGGGTGCCCAACGTCAATTTTAGACCATTGCAAGTACATAAAGTGAGTGCCAGTAATGTAAGTGCCCACACCCTTATTATTGAACCAATAGCCTTCTTCGCGGCGTCTGAACTGTTCATCTATATACGGTTCCCATTTTTCCTTAAAGTCGTCAGGATAATCTCGCCAATCAAAAACACTTTGTATACGTTTTAATTCTTTTGGCAACTCCTCAACAACCCATTTGTCATTTGATTTATCTATTTTAGCTGGAGTTTTTGGTAAGGCAATTTTTAAATTTTGTATTTGGTATATATCACCTATTTGTCCGGTTTTACTTATAACAATTATATCATTTTCTTTGTTATAACCGTAACTCCATTTTTTGCTTTTGTTTAACCTGGTTATTGTGGTTTGCTTTATGGGTGTTATTATGCTATATAAAGTTTGCTCGTACATTACTTAGATCTTCTTTCTGCAAAACCCGAAAAAGCTTTTTTCTTTTCTTCGGTTGCAGGTTTGTTTTCAAGTATAGCTTCTTCTTCTTGTATGCGTGTTAATATTTCAAACGCATCAAATATAGCTAATTTTTTTGTGGCTGCCGCATTTTTTAAACGGTCGGCAGATATATCATCATCAGAATCAACAATAGGCTCTTTTGCTACTTTAATTAATTCTTCAACTGCTCGCTGCCCAGCCTGGATTATATTCTTCTTCGTTTCCTTGATATTCATATTTAATTGTGATTAGATTTGTTGGAACACGATATAATTTTTCTTTATCAATCAAAAACTCATATTCAGCACCTGGCTTAAAGCCAACTAAATCGCCTTCTTGTACTTCTGTTAATGATGGGTCTTTGTATTTTAATATACCTAATAATGGCTTTTCAAAATTTATTGAAAACATTTTGTTTTCTTTTATTGGCTTTACAAAATTAAAACCTGTTAAAGGCACCCATTTAACTATTCGCTTGTAAGCAAATATTTGATCAGGTGATACAAAAAACTGATTATTTTTGTAATAAGACTTACTATTTTTTTCTACACCTCTTATATCTCGGTAACGTCTAAATACATTGTGATGCACTATAACTTCATCACCTTCACATATACCTGTTTTATTTACTTTAGGTGTAACCATTACTATGCCAATCCTTGAAACGAAGTTATGGTTTTGTAATTCGGTATTTAATATTAATTTTTTATCACCTACTTTTTTTTTTTTTTTTTACCGATTTTCTTTTGGTATTATTACAAAATCAAAAATGCCATTCATTAGTAATCGATATTATATTCCACAGCAATTGCCATGTTTTTATTAAAATCTTTCCAAGGTATAATATCGTCGCCTTTTTGAATATAGATAGAATACTTTTCTTCTTCTTCTATAATATTAACTATAGTATGACCACCATACACTTCCTGACCAACAGAGTAGTGCATGGCGTCATTTTTATAGTCTTTTCCTATACTAATCTTCCTTAGCAGGTTCACGTAGCTCTCCGGTATTAATGTCAATAACCTTGTCACCATACTTTGTTTGCAACTCTTTTTGCTGCTCATCAAGCTTGGTTTTCATTTGCGCAAACGTATGAAGCAATTCGTGCTTTTGTAACTCTAAGCCACCAATTTGCGCTTGCACGCTATTCAACTGGTTTATAACGTTTTTTAAACCTTCTAGTTCTTCTGCTGTTAGTTTTTCTTTTTTTGCCATTTGATTTAATTTAATTATTATTGTTGGTTTTCTTTGATTTTTCCCAAGTACGCCCAACAAAATACGCACCGTAGACTGTAATTAATAATGATTGAAATATAGGTATGTATGCTTCATCAACCTGAAAGCCACCAATGTTACCATCAAAAAATGCTAATGCTGTAAATATAACTGTTAAATATATAAGCACTAATGGACGAATGTTTTTTGATAAAAACGAATCAGATTGCATATCAAGTTTCCAGCGCTCAGTAATTTGAGTTTGGGCATCCTGATCTGCTTTTTCTAGTAGCTCTTGGATTTTTTGCTTAGCCGCTAATCTTTCTTCGTCTGTAGTTGTAAGCTTATCGATTACATTACCTACGTCTTTAATTAACCCGCCGGTTAATAGACTAAGTAGCTTTTTCATTACTTACCGTAATATCCCTTTTTGTAATTTTTAGCCATTGCCTTTGGCATATAACTTTTAGTAGCCATTGACTTTGGTTCTTCTTTTTTGTTTTCTCTTACAACTTTAGCAAACCCAGGATTTAACTTGCCATCTTTTTCAGCTTGCTCTAATGCTGCATTAAAATTAGCAGGAGATTCTGGTGTTTCGCTGTCGCTGTTTTCAGTAGGACCAGGAGTTGTCGGAGCAGTGCCAGTATCGCTACTTTTTTGACTGTCCATTCCTGCTTTAAAAGCTTCTGCACTTTTTGGCGTTCTGCCAGCCGCTGCTTTTTCACCTTCAATTAATGCAGTGTTAGCTTTAGCTACTGAACCTACATCTAATAGAGGCTCTTGTATTTTCATTCCTTTGCTTGTGGAATGTTGTATTCTTGCTGTAATTGGTTTATTATAATCGCCCATTGTTTTATTTTTTATAAGGGAACATTTTATTTAACTTATCTTTACGATGCTTGCAACCACAGGGAATGTTCAAACCCTGGGAAACCTTATCGACTACAGTCTTAATACCTGTAGCTGTAGTAAACTTTTCTACTGTATCACCTAAACCTTTTGATTTCATAATTAACATTTCCATCTACGCCTTGCAGCACAAATTCTTTTCTTAGGTGTTTTCTTACAATTAATATTGTGCATTTCCATTTGGCCTTTTGATCTAGCGCAATAAGATGTACGTCTTTTGCCACCACCTGGCTGTGGAGCCTTAAGATTACCACCTGTTTCTTTATTGTATGCTTTTCTTCCAGCAGCCGTCATACCAGCGCCTTCTTTGGCAGTTAAAAAGTGTCTGCCTTTTCCTTTTGTCGTCTTACGGAGCTTTTGCACCATAGAGCTTGCTTGGGGTTGTATATATCCTGGCATAACTTATTTTTTAAAATAGTTTTTCTTAACTGGACCACGCAGTTTAAAAAAAGCAGTGTCAGCGCCTGGCTTATTAAAATCCATAGGATTTTGATTTGCTGGTATCGAAGATCCTTCGCCACTGGGTTTGCTAGTTATAGCCCCTTTTTCGTTTAGGTACTTTTCAGTAAAGCTTTTTGTGCTTGGCAAATTAAGTTTAAGATCTGAAGGTTTAACAGTCCCAATGCCTTTAAACAATGAGCTTCCTTTGCTTTCTTGCTGTTCATTGTATTTTTGTGCATTAATCTCACCCTGCGTTTTTGGACTATCAACCTTTACATCTTGTGTTCCTGCTCTATTTTGATCTGCTTGCTTCTTAAACAAATCTAATCTACTTTGCTGTATATCAGATTGTGTTTGCAAGTTTTCGCTTTTCTTGCTCAATCTTTCATACTTGGCTTTATCTTTATCGCTTAGACCCTCGACGCTTCCGCCTTTTCTTTCTAAAAACTTAGCTGCTCTATTTGCAGCTTTATCAGATTTACGTTGAAATTTATTTACTTTTCTACTTGCTTGTGTAGCTCTACGCCCGCTTAATCGCTCTCCGTAACCAGTTAAAGGATTAACAGTTTCAGTGTCAGCTTTTCTAGTTGAAGTTGTTTTTTCAACTTCTTTAAATGTATCAGGTGTTTGGCCAGTGTTGACCATATCGTCTGTGATTTCCTCTGGCTTTAATGCCGCGCCATCATCTGTAGATGCTTGAAATTGTTCGTTACCTTGTTGCGCGTTAAAACGATTTTTCCAATTAATATAATCGTCTAATTGCATATCGCCCACGTCATATCCTTTTGTTGCATATAAACGTTGGTCTTTTTCCATAGCTGCTTTAAACTTATCTTTATCAGCAAGCTTGCCACTGTATGCAACGTTAACGCCTTGTCCTTTTTCACCTTGCTGCTCAGCAGTAGTTACGTCTGTTTGTGTACCCGAACCTCCTTCTGGGTCAATATAACCAATTTCTCTTACGTCCTTGGTTTCTTTAGCTATCGAATTCTTCGCGCATGAGCGAGATGCTATTGCTGTAATTGGGTTTGCCATAATTAGTCTGCTTTTTTGGCCTC